TTCTTCAAAACTTTTATACATCTGATCCACACGAGAATCAAGTTTACTTACGTACCATATAACACCAATACCTTGTACGAGTACAAATGCTACAACGGCGAATGATATCTTAAGTCCGTTCATAATTTACTCCCATATGAAGTCTTGCTTCACTGTAAATGATTCCTTAACAGAATCTTTTCCGTTATCTTTTTCTGTATCTGCTACTCCGTATGTAACAGATGTCTTGTGTGGTTTCATAGATAAACTATCACAAGCCCATAGACTAAGAACGAGGGTTAAGAGTATTGTCTTTTTCATCTCTTCTTCCTCTTTTATTCCAACGTTTGTGCCATGCCCAAACATTAAGTTTGCTAGATATATTTTCAATCCACTCTAATATTTTTTCTTTTATCTTCATTACTTTTTAACTAAACTTCCTCCAAAATATAATCCAACTATAGCAGACATTAAGTGAGTATCAAGCGGTGTTATTACTACACCAAAGAACTCTCTATCCATTACTATTTCTTTTGATTCAATTAAGAATAAAAACCCTCTAGTAAATTCTGTCCATGTTAACCATACACTTGTATCAAAAAATACAGGCACAATCTTAGGCCATACAATTATAGCAAACACAGCAGATAAAGCTATGATTCTTCTAGTCCATTGAAAACCTTTGTTCTCATATGTTCTAGCTTTTTCAATTGATTCCATTTGAAACTTACCACGAGCAAGTAGCATTTTTTGTTCAGCTTGTTTAGCTTTTATACTTTGCCCCCATATAGACATGAACCCACCCAACAAGGATGAGCCAAGCATGGTAATCATTTCTACTGGTAATCCGCCCATTTAATTTAACTCCATTATTTTCTTTTAGGTTTTGGTTTTATCGGCGATAAAAATAAATCTGCCGCTTTACTTCTAGCATCTTTATTATAATATTTTAAAGCTTTTTCAGAATCTTTATTTTCATATCTAGTAATCTCTTCCATTAAAATCATAACATGATCCTTATTGGATAAATCTAATTCATTGCCGTCTATTCTCTTTTGAATAGCAGTTATTTGATTTTTAACTTCTTCTTCAGTATTTTCTCCTATAGGTTTGTATATTTCAATAGCTTCTTTTACATCTAATATATTACCATCACGAACATCATCATACGCCCCTGTTATAAAAGTATAAGGTATGGCGTTCAAACCAAAAACTTTATTCTCAAATTGGGCAAATCTTCCATCCCCGTAAGTTTTACCTGTGGATGCAAAAGAAGTTGTGTTAGCTTCAATATTTCCTGGGTTATCATAATAACCTTCTTTGTTAGGAGTTGCTTTATTAGGATCTCCTCCTGCCATTACTATTAAACCTATGGCATTATTGATTTGTTTTTTTAATGTATCTAATCCAGCCATATTAATGTACAGTAAGACTGAAGTCGGGATCAAAATCCACAGACTTATCTTCTTCTTTAGGATGTTCACAATTCATGCATTCACATTGTCCGCCACAGCATGAACCACCATTACTACAATGACAATTATGATCACAATTGCAACAAGTATTTGGGTCCATTATTTCTTTTTCATCTTTGAAAATGTCATAGCAAGTCTAGCTCGTTTGCCAATCTTACCTTTCTTTTTTGCTGCCGCCTTTAACTTAGACTTTGGTATCTTCTTACCAGCAGGAACACCTAAATCTTTTCGCAGTGCCCCCTTCTTTAGTTTAGCTTTTTGAATCCATTTCTTTGCCATGTTATACTCCTTGTGGTATAGGCATTCCTAGAATAGGAAAAGAATTAAAAGGTATACAGAAAGCTTCTGTTTTTATTCCCGCTCTATATTCTGCAGACTTTGCATTATACATTTCCATATAACTAACCTTTGCTTCCATACACATATCTTCCGTTGGATATATAGACGCATTATACTTAACAGTATTTTGGTTAGGCGTAGAAAAAAGCATTAATAAAAAAAATATTTTGATCATAATTATTTAACATCTGGAACAAATTTCCAAATATTGGCAGCGGTTAAATTTTTAGCTGACTTAGATTTCTTAGGTTTATAAGATTTAAAATTCTTTTTTGCAGCAGGAAGAAAAGGTGTACGTTTCTTCTTCAACTTTTCCATTGGTGAAGATGATAAGGTGACTCTATGTTGTAAGTGGGCAGGCGGTTTAAGACTCACTGTCTTTCCCGTCTGACTTCTGCTTATTGTCATCCTCTTTTTCTTCTACTTTAACGGCGTCTCCGCCAACTTTAACTGTTCCCATTTGAAAATCCTGACTTTCTGTCCATTTATCGTTAGGCATTATCTATTGATCTTGCCTTTTTTCTTAGCTTTGCTACCCCATTTACCATAAGATTCATCTCTGCTAGCTTTTAACTGCTTCTTAGTTCTTTTCTTTTTGATTCTCATAGCAATAGACTCATCTTTACGAGCCTTGTAACCTTGCTTCTTTTTGCCTACTTTTCCAGGCGATTTTGTTTTATTTCTTTTTAGTCCCATTGCCATAGCATACTCCTTGTTGTGGGTTTAAGTCATTTATTATATCAGATAAAGGGGGCACATGCAATACCTTATGCCATCCTTTAAATCGTTTTATGAGGCCCATTGAAGCCACTCTTTCTTAGGTTTTTTAGGCACACCTTGTTCAGCAATCACAGGAACTTGGAAAGTTACACCGTATTGTGGGTGTGTAAACCATAAAGCTTGCTTGGGAATCTCAAAAGCAAAGCGGTTGCTCATTGCATATTCATCATAACCTTTAAGTGAGCCATTGACTATAGCTCCTTTAATAGAAATGTATTGATGATAATGCCCAAGAATAACATAGTCAATTGACTTACCAAAATTGGCATACTCTGACCTCACTTTATTAACACCTCGTGCTATAGGACCAAGCATCCCTACGATACCTGTTCCCCCTCGAACTCCTAATCTATCTCCATGTGTTAATAGATAACTGGTGTCAAAAATTTTGTAATAGGTATCAAATCCTGTTGGTATTAGAAATTGAATACGGTCATCTTTATTTGCTGTGAAATGTTTTTCTAGCATGTTATAAAGCATCCAATCAAAACTAAGATGTGCTGCTTCTTTATTTCTATACTGTTGGTACATTCTAGAATGGTTACCGTAGCATGTTGGTATAAAAACTTTACCAAACTTATCAGCTAACGTAGCAATTGTCCAAATTAATTGGTCAAACAATTCTAATACATGATCTATATTTGTACCATCGTTGGTTTCAATTAACTCATCATGGATAGAGCCCGCCATCATGTCTCCACCTAAAGCCAAAACAATTCCTGGGTATTTAGGATTAACCATATGGTTATGACATAAATCAATTGCTGTTTCTACAGTTGACTTCAATCGCAACTGCGAAATCTTTTTGTCAAATTTATTTAAGTTATTAACTGCGTCGGGTCTGACCACTTCACCATAGTGGAAATCAGATAAGAACAAAGTGGGAACACCAGGTGCCCCTGTTGCTGGAGAAGATTTAACCAACCACTTAGGTGGATTAGCCTTATGTTTTCCCAATTTAAATACATTCTTTCTGACATAATCTGATGTAACATTTTGCTGTATAGCTTCATCTAATTGTTTCTTTAACTCCCTTACCTGTAAATCATAAACCATTTTCTGCTCGGCAAGAGCAACTTCTAGGTTAGGAGATTTAACAGTGGGTTTTATTTCCTCTCGTTCAGCCGCTTCTAGTCTGCTTATCAGAGTAGTGCGTGGAATGTTCAATGCCCTAGCCGCATCAGACTTATTCCCTTTAGCCAATACTACAGCATTAACCGCTTTTTGTAATAGGTCTTTCATTTTTGTCTCCTGTTTTTTTACGTAGCTTTTTAAAATATCTACGTTCTCTTTTCATGATCTGAGCTATACCACGCCACTCATCTCTGTCTTTAAAGTGTAACCTCTCCCAATAGGGGATACCCTTTTTTGTTTTTCTAAAATCATAAAATAATTTTTTAGCAAAGCCATCATACTTAGTCTGTTTCTCTTGGTACATTATACTCCCTTCCGAAACTATCGATAACTTTTCCCACCTTATCAGGATCACCTGATGCTAACACTCTAAAATATTTAGAAAAACTTCCATCTGGTCTGTCATCATATAACCACTGACCATGTTTCATTTTATGATTCATGTTTCTAATCATAGCTGCGCAATCCAAATGCTGGCGATACGCTCCTTGTCTTTCACGTTTATCGATATGATTGTTACGTGACTTTCGCAAAGCCGCATTGCCTCGTTCTTTGTATTCTTTTAAATACGTCTTATATTCTTCTTTACTTAAATCTTTCACACACACCTCCAGAAAAAGCTAAGGGCAAACTAACCGAAATCAGCTTGCCCTTTGTGCCCCCCTTGAATTGTAATACTAGCATACTTTACTATCTGTGTCAAGCTTAAAATGCGTCTGCCCAAGTACCAGTCATAGCACCCTTGGCATATTCTGTAGCTCTGTTCTCAAAAAAGTTAGTATGTTCTACTCCATTAACTATCCAATCGACCCATTCGAGTGGATTTTCTTTCACTCCATAGTTAGGCTTTAACCCTAGCTGTAGTAGTCTTCTATCTGCTATATGCCGTATGTATTGTTTGACTTCATCTGCAGTTAATCCTTCAACAGGACCCATAGCAAAAGCTAAATCAATAAACTTATCTTCTAATACTACCATGTCACGACATATATCATATAAACTCTTTTTAAAATTGTCATTCCACACATTAGGTTTTTCATCTAATAAACAATGGAATAATTTAATCATGCTTTCCACATGATGTGATTCATCACGAATAGACCATGCGACAATCTGTCCCATACCTTTCATCTTTCCGAATCTAGTAAAATTTAATAACATAACAAAGCTAGCAAACAATTGAAGCCCTTCACCAAATGCAGAGAACACCGCCATGTCTCTTATCATCTTCTCTTCTTCAGTGCCCCCTTTGCTTTTCCACAAGTATTCATGTTTATCATTCATAGCTTTTATTTCTTGGAAAGCTTTGTACTCTTTATCATCCATACCTATTGTATCATTTAACAATGAATAACTATGAGCATGATTAGCTTCACTTGTTGCAATAGAAGATAACATCATACGGATTTCTGGTGGTTTAAACATAGGAACATACACATCCATATATGCTTGTGCTATATCTACATCTCCTTGTGTAAAGAATGTTAGTATTTGTTTAACTAAATTCTTTTCGCTTTCATTCATTCTATTGTTCCAATCATTAACATCTTCATGTAAAGATATTTCCGATGGAAGCCAATGCATTTTTTGTTGCATGTCGTAAGCTTCAAATGCCCACGGATATGCAAACGGTTTATAATAATCTCTTTCTTTAAATATACTCATAAGTTCTACCCCTATGCTTGACACATAACACATTCTTCTTCGTTATCCTGTCTTACTTTCCTTTCTATTTTAATTGATATGTTTTCCGCCCTTTTAATTGCTTCACTCCTGCAATAGTATAAAGTTTTTAATCCTTTATGCCATGCGCGTTTGTGAACGTTGTTTAATCTTCTCACATTAACATCTGGTGGGAAGAATAAATTTAAACTTTGCGCTTGACAAATATATTTTTGACGTTCCGCAGCCAAGTCCACAAGCCAGGCTTGATCAACTTCGATGGCGGTTTTAAATATATTTTTTTCTTGCGCTGTGAGGAAATCGAACGCATCCACTGATCCTCTATTAGATATAATAATCTTCCAAACATCTTTTGTATTCTTTCCTTTCTCCTCTAGTAATTTTTCTAGATATTTATTTTTAATTAAAAAAGAACCACTCAAAGTTTTTTGCGTAAACGCATTTGCTCTTAAGGGTTCTATACTAGGTGAAGTATTGCCACATATAATTGAACTACTTGCGTTAGGAGCTATAGCAGTCATATGTGAAAATCTTTTCCCAGTTCCTTTGAGGTCGGGCGCTTCCCCTCTTTCTTTTCCTAATAAGAAATTCGCCGCATCACATTTCTTTTTAATGTGCTTAAATATTTTTAAGTTAGGTCCCATAGACATAGGACTTTGCAATGCTACTCCTATTTTTTGTAAGTAAGAATGGAATCCCATTGTTCCTAAACCAATTGAACGTTCAGACTTAGCACTGTTAACAGCTTTAATCATGGTCAGAGGGGCATCTTTAATGAATACGCTTAAAGTGTTATCAAGCATACGAATAATATCTTCTATAAACATTTCATCTTGAGACCACTCATCAAAGTATTCTAAATTTAAACTAGATAAACAACATACTGCTGTTCTATCTTCATTGGTTGGAAGAGTAATCTCACTACATAAATTAGAATGATGTACTTTCAATCCCTTAGCTTTTAATTCTTTAGGCAATCCTTTATTAACTGTATCAATAAACATAATATAAGGTTCACCTGTTGAAACTCTAGCTTCTAAAATCTTTATCCATATATTTCTAGCTTTAATTGTTTTAACTTTCTCTTTACTGTTTGGGTCTACGAGTTCCCAATCCTTGTCATCTTCTACCGCTTTCATAAATTTATCGGGTACAATAACAGCATGATGAAGGTTTAAATTTTTTCTATTGATATCTCCACCCGCAGGTTTTCTCATCTCAATAAATTCTATAATTTCTGGATGGGATACATCCATGTAGCTAGCATATGACCCACGTCTGGTAGAGCCTTGGTTAAAAGCTACCATTTGAGAGTCCACTACATGCATAAATGGAATAACCCCTGTAGTCTTATTACCTTTGCTGGTTGACTGTCCCTGTGAGCGAATATGGCCCCAATAACCCCCTATTCCGCCCCCCATACTAGACAACCATATGTTCTCAGTATAGTGTGCCGCTAGTCCTTCTCTACTATCGGGTACATAATTTAAAAAGCAACTAATAGGTAAGCCCCTGTCTGTTCCACCATTTGATAGAAGTGGAGAAGCAAACATGAACCAAAGATTTGAAACATATTTGTATAATCTTTCTGCGTGTGCTTTGTTATCAGCAAATGCTATGCATGCTCTGGCAAAAGCTTCTTGTGGTGTCTCCTCTTCTGGTAACATATATCTATCCCTTAAGATATCCACAGCATTTTTTGGGAGCAGGGTATCTTTAGTTATATCAATGTTTAATTTCATAATTTTCTATTTTGCACATACCATTCTTAGTATACCATTTCTGTTTGTGAAGGTCAATTACTTTTTACAAGCAAAGACTAAATTACCTTCCATTTTTATATAACCAGAGTCCACCATGGCTCTGATTGTTTGGTCCAACTCTCCTGGATTTGGAATCTTTCTAAGCAATTCACGTTTAAATGCACGAAGTGTTACATGTTGTCTCTTATTAAGAGCCATAGTAGCGTCCAACCACACACCCATATCATGTGCTATTCTACCTGTACGTGCCATCCCAAAACCTTCTAATGCTTTAGGCATATTTTTTTCCATGTCAAACATAATCTCTTTAGTTGTTTCCCAATCTTCTTTCATAATTTTTCTAGTAGACCTGCGTGAAGCTGAAACTGACATAGCTATCTTTAGAAAGTGAGACACTCTTCTTTGACAATACTCAGACAGATGGGGGTCAGTGGGTTCTGGTTGTAAATTATAATAGATATCTTCATTAGCTCCTTCAAATGCATCATCATCAAATGTCATTGGCCCATACATCTTAGCTACATGAGATAAATCATTTCTTAAATTATCTATTGTATTATCACTAATAACTTTTTGAGTTAAATCTTGGGGGATTCTTTCTCCTTCATAAAACACAGGAATAATTCTTGATAATAATCCTTGAGACTTTGCATCTTCTGGTAAGTTATCAACAAATTGTTCTGGTGTTGCGCAAGCCACCCAATTTAAACAAGGTCCTTCAATAATATATTCACCTGCTGTTTTTGTTTTGTGACTATAAGATTCTTTACTATCCCACATGTCAGTTAAAAACATTTGCAAATACCTTTCACTTCTACCCATAAATGTACCAAACTCTGACGTAACTAAAGTCATAGATGAATCAAAAAATTGTTCTTGACGTGGATTACTTAAACGTAAATCCATGCGTGTAATTTTTGTCATATCAACTGCTAATTTTTCTGGAGTTATTCTATCTTGAATAAGATAGAGAGGAAAATTTCTTAAACCATATTGGTCAAGACCTGTATTAAAATTGTTGTCATCTTCTTGTGTTCCAACAGGCGTAGTTAATCTATTAAATACTTTTGTAAATGGTAATATTAAACTTACAGATTTATTACGACCAGGACTTGCAATAAGTATTACAAATAAATTAGAGCCAATATCATAGTTAGGCATAGGGAACCAAACTCTTCGGCCGAGTGCTCCTGCAATTGAAGATAAAGCAGTCCACCTAGCAAAAGGCTTAGGGATAGGACTATATTTAATTGCATCAACACATGCCCCTATGTAATCTGTATAATTTCGAGCCATTATTTTTCATCTAGAAACTTGACATTTTCTTTGGGTATATTTATAAGTTTAACTACTGTAGATGTAGTTTCAATCCACACATTACCGTCTTTGTTTCTTATTAATGAAGGTCCTTCTATCTCTGCCTCATTGCATATGGTAGAAAATTCTCCCTCTTTTACTAAAATCTTTCCGTCTTCTACAAATATTCTTTTTATTTTATCCATGCTTTCATATCCTTCCATGTATTACCAACCTCTACTGAGGAAGGGATAATCATTTGTCTTCCTTTAACTTCTAAAGGATTGTTCATTTGCTCTAAAACTTTGGGCATTAATTCATTCACTCTATCTTGCGGGCATTGCCCTAATATTGCATCATGTACTTGACCAAGTATTTGTACATCTTTAACCTTTTCCCATACTTTATATAAACCTAAATTTAATAAGTCTCCAATAGTAGATTGAGGAACATAAGCTATAGCTTGTCTTAGTGTAGAGTTATCATTTAATCTATCCCAGAATTGTCGGCGCCTTCCTAAGGGTGTAACCAAACAACCTGTTTGTTTTAATTCACCAGATACTTCGTTATGCCATCCACGTATACCAGGAAATGCTCCTGTTATTTTAATTAACTTACCAATCTTTTCTCCTGTATCTATTAACTCTTGAAAGCCTCCTTCTCTATCTTGTTTATGCCAACGTTCTAAAGATTCTAATGGTATCACACCTCCATAATAAAGCAACTGAAATCTTGTCGCATGTGAAACTTTTATTTTTAAATGTTTAGCTAATGCATGCGCTGTCATGCCATAGTTAGTACCATGACCTGCTCGTTTACACATATCACGATATGTGAAGTGTAAGTAATAAGGTTTATCTGCGAGCTCTCTGTTTTGTGCAGGGTCATCTGACCAACCCAAATTAGGCCAAACCATTTTAACAACTTCAGTATGTAAGTCTGTACTCTCACAAGCATTTATATAACTCTCATCACCTGCCACATAAGCAGTGACTCTTGATTCTGCTTGTTCTAAATCTGCATAGAACATAACCATACCATCATCTGGAATAAATACAGAACGTAATTCTTTTGTAACGTTTTGCAAATTGGTTCCTGTTCTCCAAGGACTTTCTGATGAAGACCAACGTCCTGTCTCTGTGCCTGCTACATTATAAGAACATCTAATTCTACCATCCTCATCACGTTTAGAATCTAAAACAGAAAGCTGTTTAGTTATATCACGTAACGCAAGTATAGTATGCGCAAAAGGTTTTGCCCTTGGATAAAATTCTCCGAGCTGTTCTAAAGCAGAACGGTCAGTAGATATCTTTGACTTGCCCCCTTTGTATGATACAACAGGTGGCAAACCTAAGTCTTCATATAAAATTTTTTTAAGTTGCACAGGACTATTATGATTTAAATCTTTACCCCATACACCTTGAGCAAATAGATTTAACATACGTTCTAATTTTAATCTACGCGCACGTAAAACTTCTTTCTTTTCTTTTACTTTAACTTCATCAACTTTTAAACCACGCAACATCATTTCCATTGCAGGTTTTAAACTATCTAATTCAAATAGATAAACTCTTTTAGTAATAGGGTCAAATTCTTTATGTATCCTAGACCATATCTCATGAGTCAACGCGCAATCTAATGCACAATATGTCCACAATAATTGGTCTTTACTTAAATCATGTTTATTTATTTCTGTATTTTTTATTATTTTCACACACTTCTCCTGCAATTGCTGAGTACCCAACCATGTCTATATATGTATCTTCAGTTGGATTCCCAGATTTAGTTCTAGCTATTTTTAATAACAACATTAATATAGCTACGTCATGGGCATCCAATTCTATACCCAAATAAGCCTTCCATAATTTAGCAATGTTATTATGGTTTGTCTTTTTGTCTCCGTATTCTTCGTGTCTCTTGCCCTTCAAAAGCTTTGCGGCTATTTTTAAATTGTCGTTTATATCTATTACCATTTACTCTCGCTATTAAATTTTTTAATTCCTTTCGTGTTCTTACATGGTCTAAATCTGCTAAATCACATACCATTTCAAAATCATCTTCGTTATTTTCAAACCACTCCCAAGCAGTAATAAAAGCTTTCTTATCTTCTTTACCACTACCTACATATATAAGGTCTTGCAACAATTGGTCTAATGATGCACGCCATAATCTTATGTAAGTTTCTAATTCACCCCACCCCTCATCAACAGCTTTTGCTGTAAAAAAATGTGGACGTTTCACTACTCATCAGCTTTTGTGCTCTTAGAGAACTTGGCTAATGTTTTCCATGCACTTTCATTAGTGTATATGGAGCCGAGAAAACCTAAACCTTTTTCCATTTCTGGTTGCAAAGAATGTTGAGCATGCATTGTATCATGTACTAATCCACTTACTTTTATATTTTGTTTGTAAGCTAACCATGATATATCATACGTTTGATTTTGTGCAACCTTAACTAGGTTCATGTCTTCTAATAAATCTTTAACCCATGCCCACGCTTTGTCTTCTTCATCACGTGACCAATAGTTATATTTAAACGGGACCACGATTGCATGTTTTAAAGAGGGGGCAAATCCAATACACGTTATCTGCCCTCCTGCTGTTTCAATATCGAAAGCTAGTGGTTGTTCGGGATTATTTCTATGTATGTATTCTGCTTCAAATGCATACATGTCATCTAATTTAGGTTCAATCCATAACTCTCTTGTTGTATAATTAATATGTGAAAATTCTGATTCACGTTTAGCTTTTTTGAAATCAGAATAAACGTGTGCTCTGAAGCCATAGTTTCTAACTATGGCAGAAGGATTATAAGAAGGTACTACCTTAACTTGTTTCAATCTCTCTTGAGTTGAAGGAATAACAGCACCTCTATATATACCTACCTTATCAAATCCTGTTAATGCCCACAATGAAACGCCCCCCATTGCTATAATAACATTGGGGTTTGTCTCATTGAGTTCATTGTATAAACGTTGCAAGTCTTGTTCCATCTCCTGTTTGAGGTAGCCATAGGTGGTAATCGGATAGGAAGAACGCCACTCACTTTCTTTACACAAAGCCTTATATTCAGAACGTTTATGAAAAAAATTTTGGGGGTTGTCTTGTGCAGGTTTAAGTTGGATAGTGTGGGTGAGCATACAATCTTCTATTTGTATCCCCGATAGTCTACAAATTTTATTAACTATAAAATCTCCTGCAAGTATTTTATTTAAACGAACTTCATTAGAATTGGGATAGTCCATAACGATGGCTATCTTCGCCCCCTTTTTTAATTGAGAGGGGACTCTCCGTTTAACTGCATACTCACCCATGATGTACTACTTGTTAGCTAGTATTCTAGATACTGAAGCTTGTAGTATATCTTTGTTGCGCCCAACCATTTCGTGTTTAACAATACCACTAAACGATTGTCCGATTGCTTGTTCAAGCATTTCCCCAAATGAAACACCACTCATACCGAGTGATTTTGTTAGGAAAGCTTTAAGTGAAATCACAGGATTGCCCTGTCTAAGTGCTTTCTTGGTTGCCCAAAATTCTAATCGAGTACCATCACAATTTTCTAAATCTGCATCGGTAATATCAGATTCTAAAACTGCTTGAGCTCTACAATTAAGACGCACAATTTCGTTTTGGTTTTCACCGACTTTATCCGTACGATA